GATTACCATGCTTGACAACGTGCTGGAACATTTTATCTCAGCTATCGTGGACACCAACAACTTGGGCGGGTACACAGCTAACTTTAAACGCTTTAAAAACTACGTCAAACCGGGCATGGAGGGCTATACAAAGGCGGCTTATTCTGCCTATAGGGAGCGTTCTGTGGGCCTAGGAGCGATGGGATTTCATACCTATCTTCAGGCACACAACATCCCGTTTGAAAGCATGTACGCCACGGCATTCAACCACAGGGCATTCAGTAGCATTAAGACTAAGGCAGTTGAGGCAACAGAACAGCTGGCTGCTGCAAGAGGCGAAGCCCCCGATGTGAGTGGCAGCAACAGGCGCAACGCACACCTTATGGCGGTAGCCCCCAACGCCTCCAGTTCAATCATATGTGGCGGTACAAGCCCGTCCATTGAACCGTTCCGGGCTAATGTGTTTACACACAAGACCCTGTCGGGCAGCTTTAAGGTGAAGAATAAATACTTAGACGATCTAATCTTTGAAATGTTCCCGGGTAACCAGAAAAAACGTGATGAAATTTGGCGGGATATTTCGGCCCATGAAGGGTCTATACAGCACATGGATATCTTCAGCGAGGATCAGAAAGAGATATTTAAAACTGCTCCTGAGATAAATCAGATATGGATTATTGAACACGCACATCAGCGTCAGGACTATATCTGCCAGAGCCAGAGTGTTAACCTATTCTTTGTCCCGCCCAAGGCCACTGAGGCGCAGCAAGTGCATGATGATTATCTACAGTATGTGCATGATGTACACTGGGCGGGGGCCAAGAAGCTGAAGTCGCTGTACTACCTGCGGTCTGATGCTGCTAGGTCAGCAGAGAATGTTAACATCAAGATTCCCCGCATTGATCTGGGCGTTTGTTTAAGTTGTGAAGGTTAGTTACAATGGGTAAGAATACAGTTAAGGAAGCTAACAAGCTTATAAAAGAAGGCAAGGGTACTAAGGGTACATCCATTGGAAGTGGTGCTATCAAGCGCAGCACAATGAGTAAACACAAGAAGCGTAACTACAAGGGTTACAGAGGCCAAGGTAGATAGTTATGGAATGCAAATGTGATCCCGATTCTTGGGGAACATTAGAAAAGCTGGACATCTGCGACACGCCAGAGTTTGATGATCTTACTGGCACATGCTTCAACTGCTACCATGAACGCAAATGCCACAAAGAATATTGGGAAGAGTTTGGACAATTTTATTATGGTGAGGAAAAATAAATGAGCCTGTTAAGCACAAGAGACTACTACAAACCGTTTGACTACCCGTGGATGTTTGACTACTACTTCCAGCAGAATCAGATGCACTGGTTCCCCGAAGATGTTCCCCTGCACAATGACGTTAAAGATTGGCAGGACATGAGCAACGAGGAGAAGAACCTCCTGACGCAGATATTCAGGCTGTTCACTCAGTCAGATGTAGATGTAGGCAGCGGGTATGTTGACCGCTACATGCGCATCTTCAAAAAGCCAGAGGCCCGGATGATGATGGGTGCGTTTGCCAACATGGAGTCCATACATCAACACGCCTACAGCTTGCTGCTGGATACAGTTGGCATGCCCGAGATAGAATACAAAGCCTTTGCTGAATACGAAGAGATGTCTGACAAGCACGAGTACGTCAACAGCCTACGCATATCAGTGAAGGATAAGGGTTCGATTGCTAAGAACCTCGCCGTGTACAGTGCCTTCACCGAGGGACTACAGTTGTTCAGCAGCTTTGTTATCCTGCTAAACTTCCCCCGCTTTGGGCGCATGAAAGGTATGGGGCAGATAGTTAGTTACAGTATTAAAGATGAATCCCTTCACGTTGAAGCCATGACCCGCCTGTTCCGTGAGTTTATTCAGGAGAATCTGGATATATGGACAGATGATTTCAAGAAAGAAATCTATCAGGCATGCCGGGACATGGTTAGGTTGGAGCAGAAGTTTTTGGATTTAGTATTCGAGATGGGTGATATCCGAGGATTGAGTCGATCAGAGATGAGTGATTATGTTCATTATATAGCTGACCGTAGACTGCTACAGCTGGGCCTCAAGCCCAACTACAAGGTTAAGGACAACCCGTTGCATTGGCTTGATGACGTACTGGGCGTTGAACACCAGAACTTTTTTGAGGGCAGGGCAACAGCCTACATGAAAGCAGGACTGCGCGGTAAGCAGGAGAATGTGGTATGGAAGGGAATCTAATATCTTTTAAGCTTCTGATTAATTTACAGGGTGACCTGATAACAGAGATGAGTATGCTGCCAAAAGATAAAATAAACAAGGTATTTAAAAAAGAGGATGCCCCGCTAATTCATAAAGCAATTAGCGAGGCTGAGTTAAAGTTGGAGGGATTACACAAATATCTTGAGGATGAAATTTGTGCTTTTAATAACTCCAGACTGTAGGGCGAATGCCTTCGTCTAGGTCATCGATGTGGATGAAGCGACCCGAGCCTTTCTGGTTAATACCTATACCAGTAAACCCGGAGTTGATAGCAGCCTGTACTAGCTTATAGGCGTTCTCGTGGGTTACGCCTATATCAATTGCACGACCACTAGCATGTGCGCCCGGAGTAGACTTTTTAGCTTCTATTGGGTGTTCCGGGCAGCGATATGCGCTGGTGACGGGGAAGGGAAACCCTAACTCTTCACGCAGCTTCTCTACTTTCTGCATGAAGTCTTCGTTCATGCCACTCTCCCCGCAGTGGGAGCATTTCAGTTCATTCTCTGTGAAGTACTTCATGCTGCACAAGCCTTCATGACCTTACCGCCACGCCCACGTTTCTGTCTCTTGACTATCTTGGGATAGAATATCTTTCTATCTCTTTCTGCTTCTTCAGGAGTGTTGTATCCTTTGACAATACCTTTGTCAATTAAAGGCTTCCAACGATTAATAATGTTGTCATAGCCTTTTATCTTTTCCCCGGTGGCTGGATCATATCCGGGCAGCAGGTATTCCTTACCGTTATACTCAACACCAGTAATAAACATAGTCATAGTGTCCCCGTTATCCTTCCTTGCTTTATCCTCTGCGATAACAGAATCATGGAATGCCTGAAAGAACTGTGCATTTTCTGGGTGAATAAGACCGCCTTCTCTGTAGCCATGCAACTCCTGACTTTGGGCGGGAGTCATGTACCTAGCTTGCTGCTCATTTATTAACTTGGTTATGCGCTCTTCTGCTTCAGCCCTGTCTTTAGCTTGCATTGCAAACCCAAGGTTGTTGTTGAACTGATCCATCTCCCGTTCAGGGACGTTAGATATAATTTCTCTAGCGTTGATAAAGAACTTAGCTGCATCAGGACGCTTAGAGTTTTTAGCCAGCCAGCCTAAAGCAAGATGTCTAGCTGCATCTCCCCGTCCGTCCATCTCTTCCTTCTGTCCATACTTCTTACCAAGAGAGTTAGCCCACTGGATATCCTCTGGGGTCATGCCAAAGAAACGAGTAGCTTGTGTACCTGCTACATTAGCACCCTTCCTTAGTTTGTTGGCAATAGATTGGAAGATAGACTTAGCTATTTTACCGCCTTCAACATAGTTACTTCTAGGATCATTTATATCAAACAATGAGGCATTGAAGGTTTTAAATTGGTTTGGTCTAAACAGTATGTAAGAGTAGGGGTCTTCTCCGGGGCCGGAAAGTTCAACCTTATTCATATACTTGATAGAATCAAATCCTAACTTTTCTAACTCTTCTCTAAATCTTTTAGAGAATGCCCACATTTTTAATCTGTCTAATGGGTCAGAAGATTTTCCAACAATACCAGAAGCTAAAATATCTTTTGCAAGTTGATCTAAACCAGCCAAAGCTGCGCTTCTGTTTTTATCTGACATGTTAAGCAATCTAGCAGACTGTTCAACAATTGCATTAATAGTATCTCTTCTTTCTAATGGGTCACCCAATCTAGAATAAACATCCCAATGCGCACCATCTTTTAATTCAAGAGGATTACGAACTTGTATATATCCTTTCTGGACAGCTATTGGTTTAATAAATTCTGCATCTTTAGCTACATCTGACTGATCTTTAAAAAACCTATCTGTTTGTTCTTTAGTAAAGATAGCCCCTGTAAAATCTGGCATATCCCTTCTATCGTACATGGCTTGTCTAGCTATAATATGAGAACTTCCTGAAGAACCTACATGCATACCTATTTCATCAGAGCCAGCTATTGCAAGATCAAATTCAGTATCCTGTCCTGAACTAGTTGCCCTGTAAACAGGTTCTTTTTTATCTGACCTTTCGGTGTATGCTTTCCTACTTTCATTTCTAGATGCTTCACTCACAACAGGCGGGGTGTAATCTGAACTAGTAATTTGTGGCATATCGCCAAAAACTTCATCTATCATATCCATAATTTCAGGATTGTTCTTGGCTTCTAGTTCTAATAAATACATATCCTCCCTTATAGACTCAACTTTAGGATTAGGGATTTCCTCACCCTGTTTTGTTCGGGTAATATAAGGTTCTGTTACTGCCTCTTCATAATTAGTTATCCGACTTAACGGACTACCTTCGCCTGTCTCCCCAGTTATTTCTTGGAACACTTCATTCAGGTAATCATTAGCTTCATCAAACTGATAGTCTTCAGGATCAGTTACTTTATCTAAATCAAACTTAACTTTTGTTTCTTCTATAGCTGTAGTTAAGCCGTAGAAAGAATCTTCATCTAAGTTAAAATATTTTGGGTTAGCAATCTTATCTAAAGGTTCTTCGCTAACTAAAGCTTTTCTTAAAAACTTACTTATGTTTTTAGAAACACCCTTTGCAATTCCACCAGTAACAAAGCCCTGACGATCTTCTTCATCAATAAAAGCAGTACCCGCCTGTTCGTTGTAAGGCATGCCTGTCATCTTATCTATACGTTCATCAGGTTCTTCAGGTACTTTAGGAACATCTAGTACAACACCCCCCTTGGCATACAGGCTAAAGGGCTTCTCTTCCTCGGGAGTTAATGCCTCTTTGATTTTTTTATCTGCATCTCTTAGGAATTTTCTATAGCCATCTAAAGCTTCTTGCCCACCTACTGTAGATATTGCACCGTAGCCGGGAACTTTTGTTCCCGCAAACTCTGCAATGTTTCCTGTCCTAACTAACTTTAATGCATCACCAGCTAAAGGCCCAAAAGGAGCAGCTATATAATTTATAGCACCAGTGTCATAATATTTGGCACTGGTTTGCGCCCTCTGAAACATATCAAGATAAGAGCCAGCACCGCCCCAGCGCAAGAATGCTTTTTGATATGCAGCTGCTGGCCCCTCTTCTTCGCTTGTACCATGGCTTCTAGCCCAGTTAGTAAACCTAGCTGTCTCGGTCATAATGTAAGCAGCAGCAAATGTTTTAGGCACATTACCCACGGGGTTGTCCACCATTTTGCTAACAGCTTTTTTAAGAATAGTATTTGTAAACGCAGCCGGATAACCCATTAACAGGAAAAACACACTAGACTTAGGATTAGAATGTAGCAAGGGCTTCAAGCCGGAGGCAGCTGATGGGTTAAGGATAACCTCATTGGTGTATCGTCCTGCGCCCTTTTGAATTTGCTGCATAAAAGGATCGTCAGTTTTCATACCGCCGTTGTACCAAGCCAGCGCATCATCTACTTTAATTCCAAACTCAGCTAACTCCCTGCGCTTGTTCATTATGCGTCTGCTTGCAGCCAGCCCCTGATTCTGTCCGATAGCTTCAATGTTATCTACGATCATATTTTTGCCGGAGATATATGAAGACATCTGAACAAACTTTGTCCATTGGTCTAGCATGTTTGCCCGGAAAAATACGTTGTTAAAGTTACGCATCCTGCCCCTAGAAAGGGCTTCACCAGCCAGCCTGTCAGTAACATCAGCTGCTGCCTGATCCATAGCTATACCAATTTCTTGCATCTCCCGCCATATTTCAGGTTCGGTATAACCTTCTTTAAGAAGCTTATTTTTAGCCTGACTTGATATAGTCTTGAATGAATTTTCAGAAGCTTCAAAGAATCCCTTGGCGGTGTTTCTTAAACCAGCTTTAGAAATATTAATAAATATTTCAGTTAAGCTAGATAAGGTAGCAAGCGGAAGCAGTGCCACCCTTGTGCCTAGAGAATAAGCGTCAACAAAGCCCTGTCCAAAAGAACCAAACCTATCTAAGTTTTCACCTGTTATAGAACGATACACATCAAGCATATCTTTCTGTGCTTTAGCAATATCTGTGTTGGTAAAGTTAGCGTTCTGTAATTCTTTCTTTATACTACCCAGCCAGTATTTTTTAAACTCGCCTTCGTTTTTAATTCCTAGAATGTTCTGCTTTGCAATGCGCCTAGCTGACTGACTGCCATACTCATTTACTATAACACGCAGATCATTTTCTAAAAATTTAGAAAACATATCATCATTAGTAATTTTTTCTAGCACTCGGGGCCTTAGGAATATAGTATCGGACGCGCCTCCATCAGCAATAAGCATGTCCATATTTTTGTTTATCATGCTTTCAGTAATTGAGTTGGCTTCTTCTGCACTATATCCAGACTTAACCAACATGCCTTCAAACTCATTCTGATTATTTTCTATAACACTACGCTTCCACAAACGGGGCATGTAGTTTTCTGGAATGTCTTCCATCCCCATAGCCACACCGCGTTCATCAAACAACGCACGGATTTTTTTAGCTGCTTGCTGTAGCAGAGGGCTGGTTTCTTTGGGCATTTTCCCTGTACGCAAGGCTTTAATTAGGAAATCATTAACATTATCTCCTAACTCTCCTTTGGCATTCAAAACTATAGGTTCGTAAATCATTTTAAAATCAGTTACAAACTTACCATAGTTAGTCCTGAATGTTTCAAAGTAGTCTTCTTTGAGAACATCATCTACACCTACCTTTGATCCAGTAAGTGAAATTGGAGAATCATACCGCAGTCTTTTTTCCAGTTCCGCAGCAACTTTTGAATGCTTTGTATATGGTGATATTAAGTCGGTTGCCCTACCTGCCAGAACAGTGGCATTTAGTTTATTTAACAGCCTACCAGTATTGAACAACAGTCTGTTGCCCAGCTTCTGTGCTGCATTTTCTTCAGCATTAGGTACAAGCCCCTGCGTTTCTAGCGGGTCATCAACTTTAGATCGAGTGACAATACGATCAGGGTCAGGCCGCCCAACCCTGTCAACACGCCCAACCCCGCCTTCAAAAGGCTGGTATCTAGATGGAGTTGGCAGCGGTGTACCTTCTCTAAAGGCAGCAGTTCTATAGTCTAAGAATACACCTTGTAGACCTTCAATTATTTGCTCACCATTCAAGTTCTTTCTTTTGGCAGTATTTAAATATGACCTAAGAAGGTCTGCTAGTTCTTGCTGAGTAGCTTCGCCCCCGCCATATTTCTTAGTTAACCGCCCGGCTATTTCATCTACAACTTCCCATTTGTTTATGTCTAAGTCAATAGGAAAGCCTCTGGTTCCTGTTACATTACCAGCCTCGTCAACTGAAGCAGACCTAATAGGAATTCTTTTAAGTAGGGCAGTTAGTTCTTCACTAACATCCCCGGCAAATGGAAGACCTTCATCACCAGTTATTAGTTTTTCAAGGAATAGTGTGGGCTTACCAACATTTTCACCTTGGTAAGTTAGCCTTCGGCTTTCAGGTATGAGTTGATTTTCTACTTTTGCTGCGGCTTTTTTTGAGAAAGAACCAACAACAGCCCCTACTCCAGCACCAATTGTACCGCCAAGACCTATAGCAGTCGCTAGTCTTGCGTTGCTAAACTCATCTATCATGCCAGCAGATAATTCAGTTTGCTGACGATAAAGATCATCAATACCCGCCCAAGTTGCACCTGATATAGCACCACCAACAGCACCAGTGCCAGTAGTTTTTGCAAGCGCAATATTACTTAGAGTAGTTAATGCTTTCTTTTTAACACCTTCTTTAGCAAGCGTGGCTGCTGCTGCCGTACCCCCGCCTGTAAGAGGGACAGTCAGCATAGAAATAAGAGTGAAAGGATCAGTGACAGCATCAATTGTGCCGTCTTTTATAGCTTCAAGATACTGACCATAGCCTTCTAGTTTTGCATCATCCCATAAGTTTCTAACTCTTGTATAAGCTTTTTTAACTTCTTCAGGCGCATCTTCCATAGCCCCTGCCCGGTCAATAACAGAAGTTAGCCTCCAATCACTATCCCTTAAAAACTCACGGTAATCGGGGTTAATAGCATTACCCGTAAATAGACCTTCCAATATACCTTGATTAGAACCAAAGTAAGTAGTTAATGTTTCGACATCAGTTTGAAAATCTTCATCATTATCTAGCATAGTAACAGTAGGAGTAACCATACGTTGCTGTGATAAAGGACTAGGTTGTTCATATATGTCAGGATTATCTTCTATATATTTTGATAATTTATCAAAATTAGAAAGTCTTCTTTCATCAGAACTAGTGTATGTCTTTTTTATAATAGGCATTTATTTATGTCCTATATAGGTCGGCTTGATGGATATAGTTCAAGAAAATTGTATTCTGAAGGTTCTCTATAATAATTTCTTCTAGCTAATTCAGAGCCTATTGCCATAATATAAAACTCTATTAATGAAGAAGTTTGGTCAACTTTACTACCTACTTTTTCACTAGCAAATAATTCGTCTTGCATTAAAGATTCTGTCTTACTTGTTCCACGAAATCTAGAATATAAATTTAGTAGTCTTTGGTTATCCATTCTTGCAATATCATCAACATCTACTTCTGAAACAATATTTAACATTAAATCTTCATCAATGTTTACAGGAGTTTCTGTTCTTTCTAATTCTACAAAAGAAGCTAATAAATCTAAACTATGAACTGATGGGTTAGCATTAGGGTCTATAGAATGTCCTTTATTTGTATCAAACATTTTACCATCAGCTGTTCTTTGACTTGCAAAACTGTGCAACATACTAAGTGCGGTTAGTTTACTTAAAGGCTCAAATTCTCTTTCAAGTACTTGCCGTCTACTTAAAGGGTCATATTCTGTTCTAATTGTTTGCTGTCCCGCCTGATCCGGTCTATCTCCCGTATATAAATTTAAAGCTTGTCTAGTAAGGGCAGCAGTTTTTATATCTAAATCATCTTGTCTTTTATTTCTAGCTTCACCTGTTGGTGTTGTTCCTTTACCATCACTAAAAAGTAATCTTGAAAAATATTCTTCTGAAAGTCCCTGTCCTGTTAAATTAGGTGGTAACCCAGCTGCTATTAATGTAGTATTTGCTAATTCATTTCTAGCATTTCTAACATTAAATGTGTCTTCTTCAGTAACAAACCTTTGTGTATTTCCTTCTCCAAAATCATCTTCTTCTGTTCTAATTGTATACTCGTCTCCTAAAAGTCTACTTCTTAGTTTAGTTTCAGTTACAGTTGTATTAAATCCTAAATCATTTTTTACTACTGTTTGGCTAACCTCAACTTTTTCAGCACCTCCTAAATCCATTGCTAAATATGCAGCAGTAGGTGCATGACTTGTATCCCATTCAGATACTATTTTTGAAGTACCATTTCTATAATCAATTTTATATTTATTTTTGATTACAGTAAGAGGCTTTCCTTTAATATTTATGTTTATTTCTTGTGGGCCTAAATCAGTTTTCTTACCCTCATCCCTTCTAATTTTTTCTTCTTCAATAGCCTTATTAAATATTTCAGAAGAATTAATATCCCAACCAGAATTTAATGCGGCATCAAAAACGGTAATATCTTGACCTGCTTGTAGCATTGAGTCACGCCTTCTGGTTGCAGAACCCGCTTTTAAACTACCAGCTTTCTTTCCGGTAAACATTCCGGTTATACCACGCACCATCCATTCACCCATATTGGTCGGGCCTTCATAACCATTTTTTATTGCCTGTTCAAACTCTTCTTGAGTTCCCATCTGAAGCGCAGAGTTATATGCTGATTTAAAATTACCAACATTAGCGGCTGCCCATTCTTTTGCCCGGGCTTCTAGTTCAACATTTATATCGCCTTCGTTGTAGTTAATAAGGTCGGGCATTTCTTTTTCAGCATCAGTTTTTAAATAATTAAAACGCTTATCTGTAAGATATGCTTCTACCCCACCAGCAAAATTTTCAGCCTGTTTATATTCATCAATCACACCACTAGCACGGTTCAAATACTTTTTGTAATTTATTCGGGCAGCAGCATTTGCCTCATTGTTTAAAAACTCTTCTGTTTTATTCTGAAGAAATGTATTACCAATAGCACCTGCTAAAGTACCAAGCGCAACATCACGCCGTTCCCTGCGCTGCCTTTTAGCAATATCCTGCTGTCTACGTCTTTGCTGGGAAAGTAATGACTGACCAAACTGTTCAATAGCCATTTATATAATCCTCTTACTGTTGTGCCATTAAACTGGCAGGTGCTGATGCAGCTTCTTCTTCTGCTATTACCTGTTCTTCTGGTTTAGCCATTAAACTATCTACAGGCATTTTTTCAATTGCTTCTGTTATTGCGGGAGGCAACACACCAGAAGGGACACCTCGGGCTTTTTTAATTTTTTCTACAATTTCTTCTGTGCCACTGATACCTAAAACTTTCTCTTCGGCGGCATCTTCTAAATCTTCGCCACGATAAATTACATAATCAATATCTAATCGTTCAGCAAGAGCCATAATCATGTAAGTTAATGGTTCGGCTAACAACAGCATTAAGTCGGGATTCCATTTGCCGTTATTAAATCCTTCAAACAGAAACACCTGAACAAAATCCATAATAGGTAAGCCACTAGCAACTTCTTGCATTAGTGGTTCATATGTTTCTTCTTGGGTTATAGCTACAAAAAGATATTCAAGGGCATCCCTCATTTCAGTAAATTCGGGAGTCTGTTCAAAAGGCTGGGGGCTTTCAGGATCGTTAGTTAACGACTGCCCGGGGATTGCCCTACCAGCTTTCATTATATGCTCTGCAAACTGTTGTTCCATGTTAACCTATTCTCCCTATGTCTGGTACTACTGGAATAAAATCCATCATTGATCTTTTCCAAGAACTCTCTGGTCTATAGAAAACACTTCCCGGCTGGGCAATATCAAACTGAAACATTGGATTACCAAACTGCGGAAGAGGTGCTGCTTCTTCTACTTCGTACTGACCAAGCAACATAGGGGATGCACCATAACCAGACTGACCGCCGTAACCAGTATCAACCGGAGTAAGATATTCTTTTGCTATTTCTAAACCTGCACCAGTAAGTGCTTCACCTGTAAGATTAATGCCAGCCTTTTTAACGCCAGTACCAGCACCAGCTTCATAAAATTTAAAATCATCAATAGGAGCAGCAGTCAAAGCAGATGCAGTCTTTTTAACAGAAGGTTGAATAGCTTCAAAATCAATAGACGCGCCCTCTGCCAATAAAGAAGGGGTTGTAGAATCCCAAGAAGCCGGAGTATAACTATCAGGCAGTACATCAATTCCCGGTTTAAATCCTTCTGGTAAAGGAGTTGCGGGGGTATAGCCTATTGCTTCTGTAGTATCTGAAACTATACCAGCAAGCTTTACTTGAGTTTCTTTAGCCCCTGCCAAAGGATCAAATTGTTCCATCCACTTACTTGAGCCAATTGTAGTATTCCATGTTTCAGCCGTGGCACCCGCTGCTCTACCAAATGCAGTGTCAGCCCCAAAAAATCCGTCTTTACCTATAAAAAACCTATCAGCTGCACCTTCTACACTTATGCCGGGGATTTTGTTAACAGCTGTCTTTATGGTTTCCCCTAAGAAATTTTTAACACCACTAGTAACAGTATTGAATGCCCTAGCAGTCTGAGTTACAAATTTAGTAGCAGTACCTATTACAGCTTTTGCACCCTGTATCAAAGCATTCCCGCCAGCAGTACCCGCCCATGCTGCTACTCTTCCTAACGTGTTTCCAAGCCCTTTTAGCAAGGCTCCTCCAACCCCCGGCAGGATAAACGACATAGCAATCTGACCAACAATACCAATCTTGTCCATAAACTTACCAGCTTTGGCAACAACTTTTTTGATACCTTTGCCTATAGATTTAAAGACTTTCTTTACGCCTTTGAATATTTTACTAAAGAATCCCATTTTTATTTTACTCCGAGCATCCCGCCAATTATATTAAATAACCTATCGATACCACTAGTGCTGCCTGTATCTCCAATACCCGCTTCATTAGACAAGGCGGTTGCATACAGTGTTGTTTTACGCTGCTGTTCATTTTCATATGCAGTTCTAGCATATGTAGCTTCGTCCCGCAACTGCTGCCATATATTGTTTAATTCGGCAGTAGTTAAACCAAACGCCATCTGAGCAGCAGCTTGGTTAGATGCATTTTGGGCGGCAGTGTTAATTGTGTTAGCCTGTCTACGCCATTCAATATTAGACTGCTGAATTGCCTGTGCGTTCTGTGCATTCCAGAGTTCACGTTGCTGATCCATCTGTGCATTGAACTGGTCTAGCTGTGTGTTTAACTGGTTGTTAAACTTAGCAACATCAATTGCGTTGCCAGCGTTTATAGCGGCAGTTCTGTTTTGTTCAGTAGCATTAAACTGAGCCATTGCATTTGTTTGGGCAGTATTAAACTGGTCTATTTGCGCACCCAAGTTAGCCATAAACTGCTCGGCTTGCATCTGAGAAGTTGCATTAAATTGGAGTGCAGCATTAGTAGCAGACTGATTAGACAACAGCCGCTGCTGCGCTATCTGCTGGTCAAGAACGAGGGCTTGCTGTTGGTTAGACAAGTTAGCCATATCAAGCTGCAAAAAGTTCTGGGCATTCTGTATTGCTATTTTTGTACGTTGATCGGCTGTAGCCAAATCCATTGAGGCCATAGCTGTTGCATTCTGCATAGCAGCTTGCTGCCTAGCATTCATGTTAGCCAAAGTGGTTGACTGCATAAACTGGCTGTTGGCAAGTTCAACCTGCTGTGCTGCATTAAATTTATTTAAATCTATATTAGCAACCATAGTTGCATTTTGCACTGCACGTTGCTGGTCAACATTCAGCTGGGCTACGTTAAGCTGCTTTGCAATTTCGGCAGCAGCTAAATTTGTCTGCATACGGGCATTCAGGTTAGCTAACTCAGTCTGCTGTGCTGCACTAAGATTGTCTGCACTTGCCTGATTAAGCGCGGAGAGGTTAGCCAGCCTTGTCTGCTGTTCTGAACTAAGATTAGCTAATTCCATCTGCTGTTTAAACTCAGCATTCTTAGCAAGAAACTCCGCAGCTGTTTGGAATTCAGCAAGCTTGGCCTGATTATCCGCAGACATATTAGCCAAGTCGGTCTGGCTTTCAATCTGAAGATTGGCTAACTCAACCTGCTGTGTGTTAGACAGGTTCTGTGCGTTCATTGCTTGCTGGTTCTGCGCATTAAGTTCGGCAGACCTCTGCTGGTTCTGTAGGTTCTGTAACCTAACCTGCTGTCCTTGTTCAGCTGTAGCCATAGTAGCTTGCTGCCTGAACTGACTCTGCAACTGAGCCATGTCGTTAGCCATCTGGGCGGTCTGGCTTCCAGCGGTCTGCTGATTAGCAAGATTCTGCATGCGCCTTGTCATGTCTAACTGAGAAGATTGTAGATTAGCCTGTTGCTGGTTGGACAGGTTCTGCGCGGCCCTAGCTTGTAGTGCTTGTGCATTAGACTGTGCAATTGGCAGCGCACTCTGAATAATAGCATTGAAAAGTGAATCACGGCCTACAGTAGAAGCACTCATGCCCCTCTGGGCTAGGTTCTGTTCAATAGCAGCTACCGCAGGTTTAGCCCAAGCAGGAATTTCACCAGACTCTAAGCCACCAAGAAGTGTTTCCATCTGAGAAGACACAAGGGCTTCGGGCGGGAGTGCTGCAACAGCTGCCCGTACTTCAACAGGCTGATTATCCAGCTGTGCCTCAACTGTGGCGGGGTCATCAGTAATAGCAGCAGTTATTGCTTCGGGTATATTACCAACCTGCGCTACCATTGTTGCAGCTTCGCCTTTAGCTGCCGCGCCTTTAACTGCCCTAGCCTGAGATGCTGTGTAACTAATCTTATCTAGTATCTGCGCTTCAACACCAGAGGGGGCAGTACCAGTAATAGCCTGACGTTCCTGCTTTTCTGCTTCCGGGGTAGGTGCTAAATTAACCTGCCCTACAGTTACTCCCGGCACAAAAGCATCGGGGCTGATGGTGTAGTCTGCTACCCCCGCTTTTGCCGCTTCAACTTCTGCTGCACCTACTTGCGCAGCCTGTGCGGGTGCGCTTAGTGTTCTAATTTCATCTACAGTTATTGGAGGACGAGCAACACCTTGAGCAGCTGTAGTTTTATTTAACTCTTCGACTAGTGATGCTTGATACTGGGCGGGAGTTATTGTTCCCTGCTGTAATGCAGTTTTTACATTTGCAACAGCAGATGTGAACTGAGAAGCGGATACACCCTCCGGGGGAGTTAAACTTGCAAACTGATCTAACTGCTGTATGGCAGAGTCGGGAGTAATACCAGTTGCAATATCAACTTGAGATACTTGTGGTTTTAAATCAGAAACTATTTGCTGAACAGGCAAAGTGCGCCTTTCTTCTGCTGTTCTTGTATCTTCTACTGGTTTAGGAGTATCAGAAGAAATTCCAGAAGGGATAGCAGGAGTACCAGCACCACCAGTATTAGTACCACCAGCACCAGCATTAGCACCAGCGCCACCAGTATTAGCACCACCAGCACCAGCACTACCAGTTGCACCGTCCATAGCACCAGCGGCTCTAGCAGCATCAGCAGCAGCTATATCAGCCAATCTTTTTTGCTCTGCTGCCACTCTAGCATCAGCTTGCTGTTTTGCTAAAATATCAGAAGCTGTCTTAGAACTAGTACCTGTTCCTTTAGCAGCCGATCTTTCAATAGCCGCTTGAATTTTGGCAACAGATTGGCCTGTCTCCCTGCTTATATCTTCTAGAGTTTTTTCGCCTGACAGATAAGCTTGTGCAAGTGCTGCAACCGAGCCGCCAGCAGCATAATTGGAACGCTTAATCCCGCTTCTTACACGGTTGTATTTAGCTTGTGCCATCTCTGTTTACCTTTTTATCCTTTAAAACTGTAATGTTTGCTGCACCATTATCTTGTTCAAGCTGCTTAATAATATTAAACATTTCTACAACTTGTTTAGGTGTGTATGATCCTGCTGTGTATTCCAGTATAGTTAAAATTAAATTAACTGGGTCAGCAGAATATTTCATTATCCCTTAACCCACTTTTTGGACGAGGACTTGGTTTTGCTGGGACTCCATTTTTCTTTGTCGGCCCAGTAAGCTGCTGACATTTTGCCCTTTGCAATGTTCTTTGCATGTCTTGATTTAAAGGCTTCGCGTTGGCCCACTGTCTGGTTTGTCTTAACTCCCTGCTGCCCAAATCTAATTGTTTTGATCTGGTCACCTTCTTTAGCAACAACGATGTGGCTTTTGGTCGGGTGATTGGGGGTACGTTTTGGTTTGTTATAACCACTAACTCCAGCCTTTTCTAGTCTTGAATCTTTCTTAGCCGCCATAATTATTTCCTATCGACTTGTTTAACTTTCTCAACTGTCCTCATTGCGCCTAATCCTAACATACCTAAAAGTACAGGCAACAAGGTTTCCATGTCAATTAATGGAATAGCTACATCATATTCTAACAATTCTAGAATCATATTGGTAAAGGGAATTGTAATAAAATTACCTGCCATACCTAATACACAGACCCAACCTACGGCGGGTCGCCAGCCCGAAACAAACAAGGAGGGATGTTGTGCCTCTGCCTTGTTTATTTCAAGCTGGGCTTGTACAACTTCATGTGCATGTTTCTCAGCCATTGTGGCTATGTCATGCGCAATCTGGGCTTTCTGGTCTTTGTCTTCTATGACTTTATCCAGCAAAGCTGCCACAGGCCCGGCTAAACTACCAATTAAATTAAGCATTACTTACCGCCCCAGTTCATCCAGACACCTGTAGCTAAAGCAGCTAATAGTGCAGTAGTCACCATCCTAGCAATAGTCTGGCCTACTGTGCGCTTTGTATCCCGCCAAGTCTCCAATAAAGACCGTAGTTCTTTGACATCGCTATAGGCTTTTTCATCACACAAACCAATAGACTTGAGGGCTTCTTGTGCGCCCTTCTTAGCTGCCCTATCAAGCAAAACTTCTAATTCTTGTTCAGTCATCTAAATACTCGCTATTGCACTAACCGCAGCTAATAAGGCCACGCCACCAATTATTACAGCACCTACAATCAAAGTAACGTCTACCATATCTTTTTTTTGTTGTGCCCTTAACCTTTTGAGTCTTAGCCTTTCGTTGCGTAGCCTTGTGCGCTCCCGCATCATGTCCCTGTAAAATTCACCCTGCCCAGAATAAATAAGAAACTCTCTTAATTCTTTTTCCATCTGGGCCGACTTGTGTTTAGCTATGGTAATTTCCATAGCTTGTGCTTCTATGCTTTCACCATTAAGTGCTTTAGCTACAAGTGGTGCAGTTTCATTTTCTATTTTTGCCTCTGCTATTTTTTCGTTCGCATCCCAGAACTTAGCAAGGCTATCAGCCATATCCTTTAACTCATGCCCCTTTGCAATCCCCGCCTTTAATGCTGTGAAAGCAGAGTTCGCAACGCTTACTGCTGCCATCACTTCTATCATTAATATGTACTCTCATAAAAGGTTATTCTTCGTCAGTATCCCACGGCATACCAGTAGCAGTAGCGGGGGTCTTTACAGAGTCCAGCTTTGCCTGAAGACTAGCGGTAACCGTATCAACGTCTATGTAGGACTCAACCCAACCAATAACGTCTGCTTCGGTCAGGCTGTCAAAGGCAATGAAGCCCTCTGCTGAAACGTCAGGCATAAAGCTGGCGTGTACCATGTCGCTGACTGTGATGTCACCATCGGTCATTGAAACAATAGCGCGAACACGAACAACACCCCCATCAAAAGTGTTGCGTACCATCTTATCTATTTTGTATGAAAGTGCCATGTCAGTTTACCTCCGCTGGCTGTTCATTAAGGGCTTCCTTTAGGAGATTCACAAAGGCGTTTTTCCCTACATTAAGTTGATCTAAATTAAACTGCGTAGTCCCGATTTTTCGGTCAAGGTCTGCAATGTGGTTTACCAATGTTTTCTGCTGGTCTGTCATGTCTTCGTATGTGTACTCCACATCGTCAACAAAAACAGGCAGTGTCTTTTTTTCTGTTGCCATTTTTTGTTACCTCTTGGGTTGTGTTAAAAATTAAAATGTAATCCAGCCTGTTGTGTTATCAGCTTGGTACGCATATTCATCCCATATAGCGTTGCCGTCAGGCTTTGGAATCGGCGGCTCCCAGACAAAGGTAGTGGTGTTGTATGTCCATGAAGCAAACGGGATAGAGGGCTGTGACACATCAGGGCCACCAGTTCCGCTACCACTCGGCCTCTGGTCTGGGCCTTCAGGCAGTGCGTTGTTTGGGAACCCAGCCTGTGCCGGGACATCGCGTAAAGCAGCACGGTAGCTTGCCATCAAGCCCTTGTCATAGTCGATGAGAGGAGAGTCAGGCATCATGGCCCAATCAGTCTCAGCCAGCCGTGCGTTACGCTGTGCCCGAACCTGTGACTTCTTGTTAGCCAAGTCGTTTGCAATAGCATCAGCACTGCGGTCTATGACGCTGAAAGTCTGGTAGTAGGAACCACTGCGCTCCTCAACAGCCCCCTCAATGACAGTCTGGGTTTCTGGGTCATAGCTGGGACGGACATCCTCCAGCAGTTTAGCCATGTTCAGGTCAGCCAGAGCCGCATCACTCAGAGGCAACGCAAAGCTGGTGTTCGGGTTAGCCCGGAGAATCTGCCTCTCGCTAACTATGACTGAGTTGGTAATGTCGTAGTATCTCATTGTCGTTTACCTTGCGTTTGCGTTACTGTATTTGATATATTCAGCGGCCTTTTCTATAACTTCCGCATCATCGTTTAATAAGCCAATGGCCTGATTGCAGTTTGAGCAAAGAATCCCACGCACCTTTCCAGAAGAATGGCAGTGGTCTATTGCAAGCCTTCTCCCTTCCTGCTCTTCTGTTTTGCCACAAATCTTACAACCACCGCACTGTTCTTCTAGCATCTTTTCGTAATCTTCTAGCGTAATGCCGTAAGTGCGCCTTACAATTGCATCCCACCTATCAAGACCAGTCCAGTTCCAAGAACGATAATTGTCGCAATCTCGTGAGCGAACACCCTGCTTTAGATGTTTTGCGTTACGCAGATGAGTACCACCACATGATTTACATTCGCATTCGTAAAGCAACGCACCGTTATTTTCGGTCTTATCTGAAATGCCTAACACTTTGTACATCTCATCTTCATAATCTACATACTTTGGTGCATTCCCTATTGTAATACCTTCTCTACGTTCCATATCAACGCCCCACGGAATACTTAAACGGCATTTCTGCGAATGCCATGTAGATGTATGTTTGACCACTTCCGTTCCAGCCGGAGTCCGTATTTCTTATTTTATAACCATTAGAATTAATATCTACGCCATAGCCTCCACCCGATCCTTCTGGGCCGGCGTCACTGGGATACAATCTACGGTCAGCTAAGTTGTAGGTGTTTCGTTTTGCATCATGTATATACCAGTTGTTAAATGCCTGAGTTGCACATTTAAACATTATCCAAGCTGGCCTGAACCCGGTGTAGATGAAGGGGCCATCTGCCGAGCCGTTGCCTGTATATTTGCCGAAGGAACTGAAGCCTTCTACTTCTGCAAAACAGTAGGCAATAAAATTATAAGGATACCAGTTTGTTCCCGTCCCACTTCCTATTGAAAACACACTAGAAGTAGGTTCTGTGCTGTTAAACCAAGTTGAGTTTGGCCCATACAAACCGTCAGTTGTAAATAATAGAGTATAAGCCGCACCGTTAGATTTATGGTATATAGACCAATTTCCACCTATAGTAGCGGCTTTTACAATGACTACACTTGGAGCCACACCAAGTCCATGTCCCACGGTTGCCGCTGACCCTGTTGCAGTGTATTTTACAATACTAATCCCTGCATCAGTGTTAGCAGACACGGTAGAGGTTATAGTACCGTCTGTGTTGGATACTCCAGAGCCGTTGGCTTTCCAGTTCCATGCAACGTAAGTGTGTCCGCTCTCATTAGTATAACCGTTATTGCCATTTGAAAAGCCATCGCTGTCAAATGACGTTAGCGTGTAGTTAAGGTAAACCTCTGCCACAGTTAAATCAGAGGATAATTGATAACCAGCACCACGAACTGCATCAAATAATACATGGCGCTCTACACCACTGCGCTTTTTAACCCATGTAAAATCTGGCTGGAATCCTACACCTGTAACAGACTGTGTTGACCCATTACCCGTATAAAGCACAGTATTAAAATTCTCACCACTCGTAGTCGTACTGTTCGGGCCTATGGCTGGCTCTGGGAGGTTGGCTGTGCAGAGTGTATTGAATCCTGCTGGAGGTGTGTAAGCAAAGGATGTCTGACCAAAGTTAGTGCTTGTTTGTGAAGTGGAATAGTTTGTATTAGACATATAGTAAATGGAACTTGTCAGTCCTGTAACTGTGCCTTGAAGCGTTCCATTTTTATAAAACGATATTTGTAAGTTATCTACATCTAATGCTACACCTATAACATCATTGGTTGTAAATGTAGCGTAAGTGGCAACACTGCTTCCTTCTTTCTGAACATTACCATTCCTAAAGTAACCAACACCTCCACCACTAGCATTACCAGTAGATAAACCATTAGAAGGCTGTTTAATAATTCTTGCTACACCAACACACGGATAAGATGCGGCTGTAGAAATTCCAAGTATTTTTTCTTCCCAGTACCACTTACCTGATGTTACTGCTATTGTTGAATAGTCCAAGCTATCTTCTATACTATCATTTCCATAACTTCTCAAATTACCATCATACAATGTAGTTCTTGCAGAAGAAGCCAAAGGATTCAACGTAGCAAAGTTATTGGTAGGCGTATCAATCATCTGGTCAGAACTTGTGAGTCCTGTAACAGTGAAGTTATTACCGTTGCCACTGGAGTCTGTGCCAAGTGCGCCAGAGTTTGCGAACTTTAAGTAGAAGCCGCTGTTACCAAATGTTAAACCTGATACATCCTTTGGGATCCAAACACCGTTCTTTGTTTCACCAAAATCTGTTGCAGGTAATTGCTGACCATCTATAAATGTTGCTTCGGCTAAATAACCGTTGTAGTACCATGTAGAGTAAGCTGGTTGCGCACCAGTGCCTATTGTTTGCAGAATTGTATTGTTTAATCTTGTAACGTAGTTCTGCGCAGGATAAGTATCAGATGTTGTTCCTGTACTCCAATCGGTGAACTGCTCACCATTAAAATATATTTTTACTCTATTAGTAGATGTTGCTTGTGTTGTGTCTACTGCAACTACAACGTGATACCAAGCAGATGTATCTCTAAAAAGTTTTTTCTGGTATGTTCTGAGAGATGTTGTGTTAGAGCCGTTATAATCTATATACCAAAAGTAGTCTGCTTGAATATGGATATGAGCATAGTTAGCATTATCTGTTGCGGCTCCCAACATAAATGCGCCATCAGTGCCACCAGAGCCAGTGTTAGACCTTTTAATCCATACACTATATGTAAACTTTTTGCTATCTGTGGGCGTAGGCGGTGTTCTAGTTAATTTAGGCGAATCACCATAATTAAACCGAACAGAGTTATCTATGGTGTAATCATAGAAATCTCCACCAGCAGAGCCAGCGGCGGCTTGTAACATCTTTCGTGAAGAACTACTCATTATGCCATCGCCTGTCCAGCAGTGAAGCCGTACCAAGTAGTACCGCCATCATGGGTGAAGAACACAAACACATCAGTCGCTCCACTAGCTGACAGCGTAGGTGCCGTACCGCCGGGCCAATCAACAGAGGCGGGCCATGTGATAGCGGAGCCGTTGTTGACAACCTTCAGCGTGAAGCTAGAGGCAAGCCCGGATGTAGCCGCATTGCTAAAGGTGTAAGTAACCGCACCAGCCAGTGCTGTAGAGAACAGGTTGCCTGTGTTGAGGTCAATGGTGACTGCACCGCTTGTGCCTGTTGCGGCGTAGTCTTCTATGTACTGACCTGTAAGTGTAAGACCAGAGGAGTTAAACCGCGCAACGGTGCTACTAGATTCTATTAGAACGTCATCGCCTGTAGTGCTATTGATAGCTAGATCGCCATTAGCGTCAATCCGTATTCTACCGGATGCAGTAACGTCTGTAGTGCGATTAAGCGTTATGTCTGCATTAGCACTGGCTCGGGTAATGCTTATATTCCCGTTGTTTAGTACAACATTGCCGCCGTCAGCGTACAGGGCATTGCCAGAGCCGTTGTTGTCGATGAAGACTGCGTTGCCTGTGCCATCGTTTTGAACCTGAAGCGCAATACCAGTTGCAGAAGCATGGTCTACAGTGGCACGAAGGTTGATTCCAGAGAAACTAGAGCCGTTAGTGTAGAACCAGCCGTTATTCCCTGACGTGAGCGAGTCAGACTGAACTTGGAACGATGTGCCAGTAGTGGTCGCCATCTGAGCATTGATGCCAGTCGCACTTGTCGACTCACTATCAATATTCAGCGCCGAGCCATTACCATTCTGGTCGATGAAGAGGCCGCTGCCTGTGCCTCCATTGTAAATATTTACCGCAGGCCCG